GGGATGAATTTGGTAATCAACCAAAAGGCTAGGGTGATGGTCGGATATGTGGAAACCGAGAAACGTAAGCATACATCACCCTAAAATTTCATATAATAAAAAGGAGACGCATAATGTTTTATATTAAACAAAAAGTCTGGGATAAAATCCTAGGATATGCAGAAGAAGCCTATGATAAGCATAAATCAGAAATAGGTGGAATGTCTGTAATGGTAGAAGATGATGATGGTGATTGGGAATTACAAGATGTAGTAATACTTAAGCAAGAAATAACTTCTGGTAATACTATATTAGAAAAGGATGCTTTAGCTGAATACTACACTAAAAAAGCAATGAAGATGGGAAAGAAAAACTTTCGCTTTTGCTGGTGGCATAGTCATCATACAATGGCAGCCTTTTGGTCAGGTACAGATATAAAAGCTATAGATGAGTTTAATGAAGGTGACTTTTCCTTTGCTTTAGTAGTGAACCTTAAAGGTGAGTATAAGTTTAGAGTATCTGTATGGAAACCTGTAGAAGTGCATGAAGATATTGAGCTTGATATAATTAATGCTAAGAATAAATGTACTAAGAAAATGAAAGAAGAAGTTGCAGAGTTATGTTCTCAACCTACTAGAGCATATACTAGTGGTTGGAGCTGGAAGAAAAGTGGAAGTACTTATGGAGGATATAAAAGTGATGATCAGCTATTGAAAGAGGCTGCGGAGGACCCACGCCAAGAGGCGCTCCCTTTGCATACCACAGCTGGATCGATGATATCGTCTGGTAAGCCAACGCTTAATCTATCTGGTATATTAGAAGAAGTTGATGATGTTAATGGAGATCTTTGTGATGGTACAATAACATATAGTACTTATAAAGATCATATTGATGGTCTAAATAAAGAGCTTGATGATGGTAATAGTATATATAAGGTTGTACTATTAAGAGAAGAGCAAAAAGATGACTTATTGCATATATTGCCTAACCAGTTAGTAGTATATAGAGCTACAGGTCACCCTGTTAATGAATTGTATTCATATAATTACATGGGAGGTATATATTAATGAGTATAACTGCAAGACATTCAGGCCTGTTTGATGGAGCAGGTAATTATACATATCATATATTAGGTTGCGGTGCTATAGGTAGTGCCGCAGCTACACAATTGGCACGTATGGGTGGAATATACTTTCATCTATATGATCGTGATAAAGTAGAAGATGTTAATATCGGAGTATCCCAATATGGGCAATCTGATATAGGCAAAGAAAAAGTAGACGCACTTAAAGGCAATCTATTAAATATAAGTCGAGAGCTTATAATAGATAGTCATAGTGGAGACTTTGACACATTCTACTTCCAAGATCATAATGACATAGTCATACTAGGTTTCGACTCGATGCAGTCGAGATTAGAAGCGGTCACAACAATATGTTCTAACCCTACTACGAAGCCAAAATGCATCATAGATGGGAGAATGGGAGCTGAACACTATCAACAGTACATTTATACTAAGCCTACGCTTGCTAAGTATAAAGAGCATTGGTACTCAGATGAACAAGGGGATGAGGAGCCTTGCAACGCTAAGGCTACTAGCTACTGCTCAAATATGAGTGGAAGTTTTATTGCCAATTCCGTTCGCAAGTTCATTACTAATGCACCGTTGAATAGTAACTTTAGTTTTCATTTTCCTACTATGATGCTAAACAAAATTCCATAGTTATATTACAATTAACCTCCACTAGGTAAAAGTAGTATAACATAAAGATGGAAAGCAAGGGGGAGTTACTTCGAGGTTTCTCCCCCTGAAGATTTCACTTGTTTAAAGGTGAAAAAAGTCGTAATATTACCACGCAATAAAAGGAGAGAATGCGCATGAAAACACTAATGTTCGACCTAGAACATGGTTCTCAAACTCTCGGATCAAAAGAATATATCCATAAACAGTTCGGATTTCCTGTTTTGCAACCAGGGACATGGGATCAATTTCAAGATACTATATCCAAGTTGTATACACAGCAATCAGTGACTGAAAAGATAAAGATAGGTAGTCTAGAAATAGATGAAAAACGTCTTGTTGTTGTACCTAAAGACAGTATTGAAATAGATGCCTTAGTATTGGATACATTCTCAGAGCTATCTAAGAAGTATATGAGACAATTATCGGATAAAGATGGTAAAATGAAGTTACAAGGTTGGGGTCAACTAAAGAATAAACTTGATGGAGCTTTGGACTTTATAAGTAAAATCCCTGGTATTATTATTTGTAACTGTCATTCTAAAATCCAAACAATGGATGATGGAAATAAGGTTATACCTTATATAGATGGCAGTAGTAAAGATGATATCAGTAAATGGTTTGATTTTGTATTTTATACTAAAACTATCATTAATGGTGGTTCTAGGAAATATCTTTGGGTAACAGCTAGAGATGAAAAATACGATCATGCTAAAGACAGAACAGGTTTACTTGAACCTGAAATGGACCAAGATTATGGAAAAGTAGTAGCTGCAGCTAAAGAAAAAGGCTTCAGTGGAGCTAAGATTCTTATTATCGGTTCACCTGGATCAGGTAAGACCTATAGTTTGCAAACACTAGTCAATGGAGGTTCTAAATGAGAACACTAACGGTAAAGAAAGGTGGTGGTACTAACTATTCAACTGGTTGGCATACACTTACTATTTCTAATGCAAAATACGGAGATTATCAAGGTAGTAAATTCTTAGATATATGGTTTGATTCATATCCTGAGAACTTTACAATGAGAATCTACGAGAAAAAAGGTAAAGATGGGGAAGAGTTCGCTATTGGACAAGTCTTCAGATTTGCTAATGCTGGTATTACAGATGGTTTAGATGGCCCTGATGGAAATGTGGTTGTCAAAATCGATGATGATACTGGTCATCTTAAAGGTAAACAAATAAATGTATTCTTTCATAAAGATGGTGATTACACACGTGCTTTAAAGCAATGTGCTCCTACACCATTTAAGAATATTATAGAGGAGTTTACAGACGCTGATGTTGAATATTGGAAAGGTAGAGCTGAAAAGTTCTATAATGATTATGTAAAGAATAGTTCTAATGGAACTACTAATTCATTTGCAGAATCTTCTGATACTACAACACAAGAAGCTGAAATCCCTTTCTAGGGAGGAAAACAATGCTGGGGGGCCTAACTGGAGGGTCCCCTAGTGTTATAACTTTGGAGAGAAAATGTCAGATAAATTAATAACATGCAATAGAGGTTGTGGAAATACTGAACTTGTATGGAAAATAGTAAATGGTAAATACAAACTCTTCAGCTGGAATGATCAACTTGTACATATATGTAATGATGGAGTTGAAGCTCCAAAAAAGCTAAGAGAAAAAACTACATTCAAAATACTTAATGATTTAGATTTACGAGAAGTGAGGGAGATTCCTGATGCAGAAACAAACTTTACAAAAGAAATCAAAAGAATCGATAAAGAAAATAGTATTAAGGCTTCTCTTGATGCCAGCAAATGCTTTACAATTAATTGTACTGCTAGTGGGATTTCTCTTACTGGTGATGACAAGCATAATGCTATTTATTTACCGAAAGTTGCAGTCCCTGAACTCATTAAAGCTTTAATAGATTTTGTATGATAAAAGATCATCAAGATAGAGTAGCTGAACATGAGGATTGGAGAGATGGTATGAACAAATTTAGATCTAATCTTATAGCAGTATTGCAAGAGCTAGATCAAAGATTAAAAAAGTTAGAGGAGAAGATAGATGACGCTAAATAATGAGGAATATAATGCTTTATGTAAAGTTGTTGACTACCTGCATGATGATGAATTAAAACATTATGAAGAAGACCATAATAAAGATCATATATGGCACTCAATATTAACTTTATCATTAAAGCTAAAAGAATATAAGATGAAAAATGCTTAGTCCATTACAAATAGAGAGATTACTAAAGCATTGTGAAAAAATAGACAAGGGTTATGATGATTTTCATGGCCCTGGTCACGGTATGACGGGCGATGAGGGTCCAGAATACTTTGAGTACATAAGAAATAAAGGGTGGTGCGAAGCATTAAGACTTGTATTACAAAAAGATACTAAGTCTATAAATAACAAGGAGTTAAAAGATGATTAGAGAGTTCGCATTTGGCTTAGGAAGAAGACATTACTTTGAAGATTCATCTAATATTGTTAACTGGATGGATCTTCATAGTGATACTTATATGTCATTATATGAGTACGATAATGATGTAAAAGATTACTATGCTGAAAATAAAAAACTAGCTGGTTATGATGGAAAGATATATATACCTGAAGAGTTTATTCTGGATGTCGATGGGGGAAATCCAGAAGATGCACAAAAGAAAGCAATAGGACTTAAGTTATTATTAGATGACTTAGATGTTCCATTTAAAGCATTCTTTAGTGGTACAGGTTTTCATTTCCATATACCAAGCTCATCTTTCACATATAGACCACATAAGAATTTATATATGAAAGTAAAAACAGTACTTACAAAACATGGTATATTTGAATATGCCGATCCTTCAGTAACAGATAAGCTTAGACTTATACGTATTCCTAATACTAAAAATACTAAGTCTGGATCATATAAAGTAGAGCTTAAAACTGGAATGCTTGAGGGTGATATAAGGGAAATAATAGAATATGCTATGAAACCACAACCATTAACAGATGTTGTGCTTGAAAGTAATCCTGTATTTAATGTCCTTATTAGTGAAGAAGAAGTTAAACAAACTAGCCATGTACAAGTGTCACAAGGTAGATCTCCTGATCCATCTTTATATCCTTGCATTAGTGGTATGATACAATCAATACCTATGGGTAAAAGACATATGGTAGCATTAAGACTTAGTGCTTGGTTTAGATGGTTATATCCTGAAGATACAGTAAGAATGTTAATGGAAAACTGGAGAAAACAAGTTAGTGGAGATCAAAGATCATTTTCTGTAAAGGAAATGGAAAGTATAGTTACAAGTGCATATGAAGGACACGGAGGCCAGGGTAATAAATATGGTTGTAGTGATCCTATTATGGATGAGTATTGTAAAAATACATGTAGATTATATAGGAATAAACGTAGTCAAACTATGATGGATGCATCTGATATGGAGAATCATTTGATAGAGTTTTACAAATCTGATGTAACTCCCTTAAATATCGGGCACTTATACGGAGGTGACTTTCCTGTTTATCCTGGTGAAGTAGTAATATTACAAGCTCCACCTAAATCTATGAAAACTATGCTATTACAAAACTGGATGTGTTCTTTTAAAGTACCAACATATTTCTTGGAAATGGAAATGTCTCCAAGGCAAATATGGTCTAGATTTGTACAAATAGAAAATGGTTGGACTGAAGAACAGTTAAGAGAGCATTATAGTTTGCATCAAAATGGTCAAAATGAAAAGTTTCAATGGTTACAGGTGAACTATTCACCTATAGCTGCTAGAGACTTAGAAAGAACTATTTTAACGCTTCCTACTAAACCTAGAGTTGTAGTAATAGATCATATGGGATTATTTCAGAGTAATCTTAAAGATCCTAATATGAAAGTAGAAGAAGCATCACAAGCTATGATGGAACTTGCTGTTAAGCATAACTTAATAGTATTTGCAGTAAGTGAGATAAATAAGAGCTCAATGAAAGAAGGTATGGATATGTCTTCTATGAAAGGCTCATTTAGGACTGCTTATAACGCAAATAAGCTACTTTCTTTAATACCTAGAAGGTCAAGAGTGACTGGAGAATTAGAAGCCTTAGATTTAAGATGTGAGGCTAATAGAGAAAGAGAAAGCTTAAGTGTCAGATTAACATTAGATAACGTGAGGATAACGCATGAAACATTCGGAAATGCACAAGTTAATGGATGATATACTTAAAGAAGTAGTAAGTACACGTGATTCTGGGCAAAAAGAATATGCCCATGATGAAGATAATGTATTTGCTAACTTCAATAGAGTAGCTCATTTATTAGAAGAAGATAGAAAGAAAGTACTTATGACTTATATGTTAAAGCATGTTGATGGAATTGCTGCATATGTTAAAGGGCATAAGTCACAAAGAGAGGACGTAAGAGGTCGAATTACGGACTGTATAGTATATTTAATGCTATTATGGGGAATGGTAGAGGAGGAACATGATACTACTACTGAAAGAAAAAACATCTCACCCATGCGCGATGTGCCTAAAAAGGAATGGTCTAAAGATGTTGGCCTACCTTTGGATAGGGGACGCATCTTTTCTGACGGGTTACGACCTGAAGATAATTTGCCAAAAGTGCGCGAGGAGAGAAACGGGATCGAAAAGCATAAAGAAATGGAATCATATCAATGAAAACCCAGTATCACTCCCAGAAGAGCTCGGAATCCGTTAAAGATATGGATAAAGAGCTTAATGTATGTGATAAGTGTGGACATGAATTACCTAGTCCATTAGATAGGATACCTATAGCATTAGAAAAACTAAGAAAGGAGATGGGATATGGCGAAAAGTGCAAAAGCAAGCAAAGCAAAGGGTAGAAGACTGCAGAATCATGTTAGAGATATGTTAAGATTAGTATATCCACAATTACATGAAGATGATATTAAGTCTCAAACGATGGGTATGACAGGAGAAGATATCGTAAGGTCTCCAGCAGCAAAAGAAGTGTGTGCCTTTACTTTTGAATGTAAAAATGTAGAAAGACTACAGATCTGGAAAGCAATAGAACAGTGTGAAACTAACAATCCTGATCATAGTTCTCCTGCAATAGTATTTAAAAAGAATGGTAAACAACCTTATGTAGCAATACCTTTTCGTACATTTTGTGATATGCTATCATTTGAAAACGACATGGCCGTCGAAAGGAGAGAAGTTGAATAAACGTAAGCAACACTTAAAGGTTCTTATTTTGCAATTTGCACAAAGCGTATTAGAATATGCTAATAGTGCAGATCCTAAGAATATTAACCAAGTAATATCTCTTATAAAAGCTAATATTAAAGTATTAGAAAATGATGTTAAAGTAAGTTTTAACAAAAGAGATTACGATGATTTTAATGACTATAGAGAAATGAACTAATGTCAATACCACCAGATTGTATAGATTGTGATAAAGTAGCTGTTGTGTTAGATGGGGAGACACCATATTGTATTAAATGCTATACAAAGAATAGTTCTCAAAGTTCAATGTATAGGGGAGGGCGACTTTCTAAAAGGAAGTTGAAACCTTAATATATATGAGAACTAATTTTCGTTAAAATCGAATCAGGAATGCCAGCTGGTTAAAATTCGCCAGCTAGCATTCTTTCTAGAACATTAACAGCTTGTTTATTCTTTTTACTTTTCTTTCTTCTTCCTTCTAGAGAAGGCAATGCTGGACCTACACCGAACATTCTTTCGCCAGTATAAATCCATCTTGCGGGGGAGTATGGG